GTAAAGTTTCCTGGTTTTCACCAGGTCACACCAGTCGCTTCGATCAAGCGACGGTTCTTGCCCCTTTAATACCAGGGTCCAAGTTCGTACCACAGTGACACAAACATGTTCTTTTTAAAGACCATGCGAGTGCGAGCGCGTAAAGGGATCCTATTGTTATAACTAAGATCCTTCGATGATGAACTCAGCCGTTGAAGAAGAACTCCATGGCTGTACTTATCAATGTCGAGTGAGACTTCTGGAAAACCACGAAAGAGAAATCCTTCGAGACAATCCTTTGGTCTAGAGAACACTGCTTCACACATATTACCGTGTAGAACAGCGTCTCCACCACTCATAGGCCCGAAAAGACGTAAGTCTAACGGGCAACGATGGATAAGGAAGGACCAATGAGAACGTAAGCGAATATCACAACCGTAATGAGAATTACGACGGTGAGAAAGTAAACGTACCGCATTAGCCAACCTAAATACATCTTTGACATTTTTAAGATCCTTTTTGTTAAAAATAGGCTTCACATCGACACCGTTAAAGTAATAACTTCCACATGATTCTCGAAAGTAACCAGAAGAAAAACTCTTCTTATCGTTAACTCGGAAACCAAGGAAAGTTACTAGATCGGTGTAAGACGCAACTAACTCGGAAGGAAGAATGATATCGTCACCGAAAACTGAAACAGATAAATCTGAGACAGAATGTGCTTCGCAAATTGCCAAAGCACAGGTAACAAAAATCAAACTTTCTAACTCAAAAGTGAAACCATTGCCCATCGAAGAAAACTTCGAAAAAGTTTTGGTCTCACCATTGAGCGAGTAGTTTTTGCTTCGAACAGCGTTCAGTATCGAAAACCATTTAGACGGTAAGAGTAATCTTACTGCCTCAACGGAAATAGAATCTGAAGCAGCTGTAAAATCGATAGTAGCAAGAAGACCAGATAAGGAGCCAAGATAAGCCCCTCTCTGATTCTTTAAATCACTATCCAAATTGAAGCCAGCTCTACGAAGACGTTTCCGAATGACTTTACCAATACCTTTCTGAATCCAGGAGTTTAACCCCGGTTCAATAGCTATTGTTCTGTCAGTCTTTGCGTTTTTCGCCACAGTGATGATCGTATTACCTCCCACAAAATACGGCTGTGTCCAAGCGTCCCAAGTAGGGTAAGCTTTTTCACAGATGGATCCGAAGAGGTCGTACGCGTCAACAGTAATATTTCTATCACCGTCGAACTTTCTGGAGGCAGATGTATCATCACCTTTAACAGATAATGTTACACCAGGTCCCCAGCCACATTCGTCGAGCAACTCGTCGATATCAAAATCTCCCAAAATTCTATCTATTTTACGAATGGCCGCAGTAAGCGGCTGTTCGCAATGACCGGAAATTAACCGTCCATTGAGATAGTCTAATAAGTGATGATTAGTATCGTAACACCGCTGTTCAGAATCCTTAAAGGATTCTAAAGCTATACTCTTACAATCGAATGACGTCTTTAATGACGCACTCTTTCGAAGGTAGGACACAGCGGCAAAATCGTCCCTAAACAGATATGGATCCTCGTAATTCTTAGGATTTATATCTTTTGATACCAGTTGATCAAACTCACTATATTTAAGTAACATATAGCAAGAAAGCGAAACTGGAGTATCTAGGGAACGATAAAAGTGCTCGGCTATCACCTGATTTTCAGATGAGTGGAGACGGAAATCTACAGCTTTCTTCAGTAGATTTGAAGACCGATTCTTCTGAACGGCCCGTAAGGATTGTTGCTTATGCATAATATCCTTTTAAAACGCATTAAACTCTCTATTAATACAGAGGAGTCAGATCTTCGGCAAGCGCAGAAACTTCTGGAGAAAAATTCAGAAGATTAAAGATGCCGTCAACTATTTCTAGTCGACTAACATCAGTACTGCGGGCGTCGTAGATATAAGTCATATCAACGCTATTTAGGTAGTCAACAACACCAAGACCTACATTAGGTGTTACTGATTTATCCATAGCTTCGACAGGACTTACAATGCGAATACGAATCTTAAACAGCTTAGATGTTTTCGACGGTTCAGCAAAGCTCAAAGTCAAAGTCTTGCGAAGACTTGCGATGGGCTGAGTCAAATCGTTATAAACAACAGCGTTACCGATTCGTTTTACGGGTGTCCATTGAATCGCCGTAGCGGTAATGGGTTGGATTTGAGGCATAAGTTATACTCCTGAAAATTCATAATAAAAAGTGACGAGTTCTATTTCTTCATTCGTTGAATCAGAAGAGCAAGAGCCTCGAAACCATGAGTCCAACTTAAAGGGTTCTTAAACTGAGGCAAAGTATATTCAGGCATCGTGGTTAGTACTTCACGAAACTTAAAGATACCTTGCCAAGAACCTCCACCAGTTACTAACATACCAGTAGGTGTGTTAATAGGAGGTGTAGCGATTACGTTGTCGATCTGCTCTACGACTCCAATGAAAGTGACTGCACGTGTCCCACCAGAAAAGGTTAATCCGACAGTCGCAAGACTGTCTTCAATAATCTTTCCTATAGGATATACCCAGTCAAATACAAAGGACCATGGAGTTAGCTCCCAAGCTATCGAAAGCGGATTAACAAACCCGTAATCTTTTAGCGAACGGAACAATTGATTATCAATGCTAAAACTTAGCATATAACGAATTTCGATTTTTCCGATTAATCGGTAATTACCGAAAACTTCGTTAATTTGATACGCTTTTCGACGAGCTTTCACTTTCACAGATAAGAAATCCTGTTCTTTTGAAAGTTCATCGACTAACGACTCGTAATCACTGATTAAAGGCTGAATACCAAACTTAAAAGCTAAGTAGGAATCAGCCACGTCTTTAGCCTTTTTCGTCTTAAAGAAGTCTAACAGACTACGCTTGCCCTTTAAAAGAGTAAGAATGGCTTGTATAGAAACTTTAAGAAGAGAAATGGACTGATGACGTTCAGCGATCAAATTGCCGACATCAACTTTTGCGCTTGCCAGTTTATTAAATAAACGTGGGATAAGTACAGAGTCTTGAGAATCGGCAGCGAGTATCAAAGATCGACGTATAGACTCGACAATACCTTCAACGAGAGTGGAATCAGTTTCATCCCCTTGTGCAGAAAGTAAGAGCGTAGTCGTGGTCATGTTTCGCAACCAATGAGTACCAGGTTGCCATTTTGAATCCCACGTATACGACATATACAAAGGTTGGTCCGGATATTTATTAGTAAGAGCACAATAAGTATACGGATTTAATTTTGTATAACGAGCTATACCAAAACCTGGCTTTATCTGATTCGAGTTAAATTCAGATAAGGCGAGATTCCAAGCTTTCAGACGAACGACATAATTTTCCATACGTAGTTTATACTTACGGTTATAGTCATTCAAGATAGCTTGTCTTCTCTCTACATTCGCTTCATATAACCTCAATCGTTTTTCATAGACTAAATATCGCTGATAATTCAGACGTTTTATAAGTTTCTCACGCTTTTTAATTAAAACTTCTTCACGTTTTTTCCATGAAGAAGTGATGATTTTAGGCGGTAAGATTTTATAAATCGTCTCATCAGCAATTTTTAGAAAAGGTCGAACTATTTGATTAAAATGAGGCTCCTTGTAGACCGGCGGTCGCGGCTTCCTTCTGTGAAACCCTGATCTAACAGAATCAAAGTTACACATCAATGGCTCCTCAGCCACTAGTAATCGAGGAAGATTAATAGAGTCTTTAAACTCTATGTACGATAACGATTGAAAAGGTTGAGACTGATACAACACTTCGCTTCCGCTAAGTGTTGGATAGTCAAAACCAGGCATTAAAGGGTCTTCTATACCATCGCTCCATGAATAAGCATTCACCCACGAATGGGTGTATGCTTGGGGCGGTAGTAAAGTCATCTTATAATTAATGCTTTTCATCGTTATTTTACCTCGGACATTTTCTTTTATAGAATATGTACGAGCGGGAAGTAATATCCCTGCGCGTACGCGCAAGAAGAGGCGAAAG